CCTCTAGATAATGAATCAGCGGATAATCATCCATACCATCCAACTGCCTCTGCAAGCTGTTAGCAACTTCAAGCAGTCCGACGGTGTTGACAACTATCTGATTCATTATGTGTTGCACTTTCCAAGGAGATCCCTTTTCAACTATGGCCTTAGAAAGTGTAAGCACTTCAGACATATTGTTTTCACCTCCTCTAGAATTTGTCCTTATCCCACATCCATCGTCAAAGTTACACGCTCCCTGAGCATTTGGCAACAATGCAACGTGGTCCGGCGAATACGAGGAAACATACCCAACATAACGCTCCCCATTCCAATCACCCTCAGCCGGCGTGACTACATCAAGTCCTCCATGGCTAAGATCCAGTGGATCCCCATTCATGACTATTGCGTAGGCATCCGGACTGATGCTCATCACGTTCAACAGATCCAGCCACATCTCCGCTTTCAGCTTTCTTTCGGAACTGTCATAATGAGCATTATAAACAGTCCCTACCATCATTGAGCTTAGTCCCGGCGAATTAGCTGATATCGGTATCCCGTCAGCATCTCTAGGATGATCAATCGGAATTGGAACTCCATTCCATAAAGAGGCATACTGTGAAAAGATCTCAGGATTATGATAAATGGGTCCACCAGATCCGTGATGGACGCCCTCGACCATAATGACCGCCGGAACGACAATCATCTGCCGTCCGTTGAGCGTTTCAGACCTAACCGTATATGCTTCTGAATTTGAAACGTTGAAAATTAGGTTTTTACTCATGTCCAGATTATACATTAAAGATTAGATACGTCAAATCTAGACTAAATATAATCCACGGAGCCTCCTCAAATCCCTGATTTTCTTAAAAAAATCTTGTGATTATGTTTACAATCCCCATTGCATCGTGTAGGGTTATTGAATAAGAATCTGGAAGGAGGATCATAATGCAACATGGACAAACAAGAAAGATGTCCTTAGTGGAAACCATCGTTAGCACTGCAATCGCTTTCTGCGTCAGTGTGACTATGGCAAGTCTGGTTTTCCCATTATTTGGATGGCACGGACAGATAGAACACTATGCGGCAATCACAGCTTGCTTTACAGTGTTGAGCTTGGTCAGATCATACTTGGTTAGAAGACTGTTTAATTACATACACATCAGAAACTTAATATAGGAGGATAGTATGGCACAAAAATTTAAAGACAAACCTAAAGTTAAGGTCCCCACGTTGCAAGATCAGATAGAAGAGGCCGAAGCCGTTCTAAGTGATATAAAGGAGAATTTTAGGACAATCAAGCAAAGCGTTAAGGCAATGCGTGCCGCAAAACATGACTACCAAGATTTAATAGATCCCGAGTCCAATAGTCACAAATACGCCAAGGCATTGGTTAGGAGCGTAATGAAAGGAGTGCCAAAAGGCGACGGCAAAGCAATCGAGCAGCAATCAGAACAATTCATTGAAAAGAAAATTGGCATTTGCCAGGATTTATTCCACACAAGAAAAACTATGATGGTTCAATCCCTGCTCAAACACGATCTTCTTATGTTTGAATTATCAGCAAAGGTCATTAAGCTGGTTCAGCTGCTTGACGAGGAAACGATAAATCCCAAAAAGAAATGATAGAAAATAGCCGGGCACGGTAGGTTACCACCATGCCCGGCCATCACTATACCAGAAGAAGGTTAATCAAAGTTCCAACCGGAACATTTAATAGAATACCTGATCAAAACCTACTGTCAATACCATCCAATGGATTTTTATGCTCCGTCAGAATTAGGATTCGACGTGCCACTAGATAATCCTGGCGCTCTCGTCATAGGAGGGAATCTGTTGATTGCGCCTCCATTATCTTCAAACCTCTGAACGATCCTATCTACAATCTCTTTATCAAATCCAAGGAAGTGCACGCAAAACTCCTCGACGCTGATAACATCATCAGTTCCAGGATTCTGCGTGTAGTTACGTAAGGACTCGCTCCTCACCCTACCGATATCGACCCTGCGCTTCTCCGATGAGCTCGCCAAATCGCTCCATAAGCATCTATATTCCTCATGCGGCGCCGTCATGGATCCAACTTCAACAAGGCGATCGAAAAACGGACGCACCATTTCAGGCTCAGCATATTCACTGCGCCTGGCCTCTATCCATTCAAACCAGTTGTCTCTGTCTTCCTGACTAGCAAGTTCACCACGCTCAGATCCAAGCAGGACCCTTAATGGTATGCCAGTCGCCGCACTGGCAAGGGCTACAAGCACTTCAAAGTGTTCCTTCGGAGAGGACACCTGTGTTTCCAAAGCACTTATCTCAACGCCTTGTGTGATCAAGAATCGTTTTAGGTTATCCTCAAACTCTGACAGTTCCTCATCCAGTTGCTCTTCGATATCCTTGCTAAACCTGTTACCATCCATAATCGACCCATGATATCCAGGTCTTGCGCCACGCCAGAACATTTCAGCGGATCCACCAGCAACCTTTTCAATGTTGTCCAAAGTGTTGTAAACGCTTTCCATAAATGGAATGCCAAATACTTCGCTTTCAAGACAATCATACGCAACGTGCACGACCCTTGTGTGGTGGATATGAATTGATCTTGAAGTAATAGGATTACTGCCACCAGTTACATCACCGCCTATATCAAAAACGTCATCTACAATCCGCAGGTTATAAAGGTCGGGCAATCCAAAACGCTCATTGCTCGTATCCTTTACCACAGTGTCTATTTTCAGGCTCGCCTCTGAAAATGGACGCACGTACATAACGCTTGCTTTACTCCTCACAGGCTTTCTAAAATCCTCCGGTTTCTTTGTATCGTTGAAACCTATCATCAGCCCCGCATAACGACCCAACAGAGCAAGATGCTCCAACCTGCGAAAGACCTTGACAAGTTTCAGCTTGCTAATTAACTCATTACTTTCCTCCTGGAACTTGGATGGATTCTTTTCCCTGTTGTTATTAGCAATCCTAAAACCGTCTCTAAATACTGTGTTGGCGACACGGTTAATGATCGCTTTACCCATAGGATCCCGCCTGTACTTTTTCATAAAGTCATCAAAATGTACGTTCTGGGAATATCCTAAGGCATCGTAAATGTTCCTACTCCCGCTATAAGTAGATCCAAGGACGCGTGCGGCACCCATACTCACGGTCGATCTCGCAAGTGAAATCATCCTCAACATCTTCTTAGCGGTGGTAACGTCAACACTTAATTCGGTTGCCGCCTTAACATCTTTAGTCTCCATTAGTGCCTCCTTCTTTTTGACTTTCTAGGGATCACCCTAGCTATTGCCACATTACTTATCTTACTAAATGCGCCAGTAGCAGAATCAACCTGGTCAGAATACTTGCCAACCGGAAAATTCCTGAACTCTTCTATCCATGGTTTATTCCACTCTTCATTCCTGACCACAAGAACGTTACCAGAATCCATTTGTGCCGCTAATGGACCCGCTCGGGTCTTTTTGTCACCTGTAGGTTTCTCCGCAAACGCCAAATATCCTTTCAGGTTCGCCACTGACGCCTCGGCGCTTTCTTTACCACCGGATCCAGGCTCCTGCTCCATCCATACTGTCACGTCTGGACCATCCGCATCAGCCGTATCTCGTATTATACCTTCACGTTTTGATATTTCAAATTGCCCTCGCCGAACATCTAGGATCACCACTTTATTTGTAGGGATATGCTTCGCCATCTTTGTCCCGCACGAGTACTTGGCATTTATATTTTTCTCCCTGCTGGTCCCCGCTTTATCCCAGTAACGCACGATCTGTTCCAGCTCACTTGGCTCAGGCATGAAGTCAAGGTAACTAACATTTTCAACCTTGAACACTCCACGGCCAATCGGAACTGGGTTCTGGTCCATCTGACCAGAATAACCATAGGGACCAAGGTTCTCAAATTCTTGGTTGCAGGCTTCCTCATCCAAACGATTCGGATCCAAATACCCATCACCACGGTCATAATACTTTAACAGGAATTGAGGCAGAACGCGATTGCGCCGGTTCTGGTCTTGCTCCTCGTCGCCACGCGGTATGATCTCTGCTGGCAGTCGGATATGGAACATATCAGTCTTTTTGGACTCCCAATGCCCAGAACAGTCATCCTGATGCAGTCTCTGCATAATCATCATTGTGACAGATATCTTCCTGTGCACCTTACGGTTACTTACCGTCTGGTCAAGCCACTCGTTGGCGTGGGCCCTTTCAAGGTCAGATGCCGCCTCTTTAGGATTCAGCGGGTCGTCAATTATAATGACGTGCGCATGATATCCAGTGACCTTACCATCAGTTGAACTGGATAATCTGAATCCCTTTACTTCCCACTCCTCCGTTTCCTCATTATACGCCTCTATGTAATAGTGACTCTTAATGTTCTGGTCCTCACAGATTCGGACGTCGGGGAAATACTCTCTATACTTCGCAGATTGTATTATATTCCTTGACTTGACCGCAAGGTCTAAGGATAGGTCTTTCTGGTAGCTTGCGCAAATGAACTGCATCCAAGGCCATTTAGCGAAGGACCAGGCTGGCAGCATTATGCTAAAAATCGTGCTTTTGGTGGTCGCGGGAGGAACGTTGATAAGACTATCATATTTCTTGGGCTTCCAATCGGCAACGCGCGACACCTGACGCTCCGCATGGCGACACAGGTAGCTCATGTGCCAATTCCACTCTAATTCAGTGTTAGCGTTGACTCCCCAAAATTCCTTGATAAAGTAGATAAAATCACGTTTGCACAGCTCTGCTTTGACCGCAGAGCTCACCGCTCGACTTCGAGCCTGCTGTTTCACTCTCCGTTTGGATCCGCGCTTAGTCGGCGACAATTTCTGCGTCGGTTGCGTCAGCGTATTTATCATATTCAATTTCCGACTTTTTATCAGGCTTGTTAATCAATTTATCCAGCATTTTTAATTCTTTAGTGGAGTATTTACTGACGTCAACCAAGGCGGCTAATCTGACATCCTTAGTCGTAATATCACCTTTAATGTTTGTGTTGACCTCACGAACATCCTTCAATCCAAGATCCCTTGCTATTATTTGAGGATTTAGCAATCCAGTGGCAGCTCCTTCGTATTTCTGGACGTAAATGTAGTCCTCCACCTGTTCACAGCAGAATTCAAATGCCTCATGTTCCTTGTAATTATCCCAAGCTGTTCGTGAAATGCCTACATAAAGCAATAATCCCTCCAACGTTGCCGGACGCCTTTTAGAAACCTGTGTTTTGATCGCGTTGCCCTTATAAATGTTCACTTGTTCGGATAGCAAGGGATTATCATCAACCCAAACGAAATACGCACGGCAGGCTTCCCACAAAGCGTAAGGATTATCAAACTTGAATCCTTTTGGCGCTTTAAAGTCCTTATC